TTAGTGGTCGTGCGTGACAAGCGACTGCTAAGGATTACCCCAAGTTCAAAGATTACATGGACAGGATTAGTCGCAACAAAGGATCTTCATATCGGTGATGTGGTCGACGGAGAGTATATCGCAGAGAAGAACCTCTTCTGCGTCTTCGATGTCTACACCTTCCGTGGAAAGGATACGAGGCGCCTTCCTCTGTTCACCACAGATGAGGATATCATGCGCGATCCTACCAAGTCACGTCTTGGCTGTGCTCGCGAGTTTGTGGCAGACCTTGGAAAGGACTTTTCAACCTACCCTGGGAAGCAGACACTTCGGATTGTCACAAAGCTGTTTCTGGCTGGAGATGGACCTGCTATGCAGGATGCGATTCGTAAGATTCTGGACACAAAGTTCGAATATGAGACAGATGGTCTTATCTTTACGCCTCGTTCTACACCGGTAGCGCCAATGAACGAGCGCAGGGGGAACGCATGGCTTTCAGTCTACAAGTGGAAGCCTGCTAGCCAGAACAGCATTGACTTCCTAGTCAAGTTCAAGCCAGGTGAGAGCTTCGACCCTGTTCTCGCACGACGTGTTGTAAAGGGCTCTCTGTTTGTCAGCCGAAGCCCAGGTTCAGATATCGTGTACCCATGCGAGACGATCACCGGTGAGTATGTTTCTCCGCAGCTTCCAGCAGATCTGCGAAACGCAGCAGAGAACCGTGACCGAATTCCATCTCACTTTCAGCCAGCTGTTCCAAGGGCTCCAGATGCATATGTAATTCAGATTCCTCTGAATGACCGGGGTGTTCCGATTGACCAGACTGGGGCGCGCATTGAGGATAACACGATCATCGAATGCGCATATGACACGGAGACTGCTCGCTGGATTATCATGCGAACTCGTTATGACAAGACATACCAATACCGTGTTCTTGGAAAGCCACAGTTTGGTAATGACTCGCAGGTCGCTGATGCGATCTGGACAAACATCCATGTTCCTGTTACCGAGCAGATGATTCGCGATGTCACAGCTAGTCCTCCAGATGATACATACGAAGATGATCTCTACTACCGTGACAATCTTGAAGCTCGCGACCGGGTTCTGCGAGATGTATACGGATTCCACAACCGAATCAAGGATATTCTGTATCGGAACTGCATAAAACCGGGTGATACTCTGCTAGAACTGGCCGTAGGTCAAGGTGGAGATTTCCTCAAGTGGAAGCGTACTCGACCTTCTCGCGTGGTTGGATTCGATATCTCAAATACGAACCTGATATCGCCCAAAAAGGGAGCCTGTGTTCGCTACCTGAAGGAGAAGGCACAGAATCCAACTGACTTTATGCCACCGGTGCTGTTCATTGTTGGAGATATGAAGGAGCCGCTCTTTGAGTCAAACAATACCTATGTGCGAATGATCACTGGACTTGAGCCTGCTACAACACCCTACCTACAGGAGTTTGTTGGACTTACTGAGTTTGATGCGATCTCCTGTCAATTCGCTATGCACTACGCATGCGAATCTGATCAGACATTCACAGTATTCACAGAGAACCTGAAGAAGCACGGAAAGGGTATGTTCTTTGGAACCTGCCTGGATGGAGCCGCTGTCTATGCCATGATGCTTGGAAAGCAGAAGCATGTATTCCGCACAGAGAACCAGATCTTTGGTGAGTTCAACAAGCAGTACGATGACGGTGGTAGCTGGACAGAGGAGTTCGGCAAGGGAATCAATGTTCTGCTTGAGAGCTTCGAGCAGCCGCAGTTGGAGTACCTTGTTCCCTTTGGACGAGTGACAGAGCTCATGCGAAAGGCTGGCTACGAGCTTGTTGGTACGAAGATGTTTAAGGAGCACTACGACGAGCAGAATGGAATCACAATTACACCGGAACAGCAGTCGTTCTCATTCATTCACCGCAGCTTCGTCTTCCAGAAGATGGATGAGAAGGAGATTCAAACCGTAGAGGTCCCTATGATTCCGGAGCAGACACTGGAGGAAGAGAAGAAGGCTCCGGAACCAGAGCCAGAGAAGAAGGAGGAAACTAAACCAAAGAAGAAGATCTTGAAGAAGGCCCCTGTAGAGCCCGCCGAAGAGCCTGTCTTGTTCTTCGGAGCAGATGAGGGTAAGGGAGACTGGAGGATGTTCTCAAATATGTTCCCTGCCAAGATGCAGATTGACTCGATTACATTCGCGAGTGTCGAGCACTATTTCCAGTGGTCCAAGGCTAAGCTGTTTGGAGACGGTGCTACAGCCGAGAAGATCATGAAGACACCTTCCGCCAAGGCAGTCAAGGCACTTGGTAAGAAGGCCAAGGACTTCAAGGAGGAGGAGTGGAATGCCAAGAAGGACGGTATCATGCGGACGGCACTGAAGGCCAAGTTGATGCAGCATCCAGATATCAAGGCTAAGCTTATGGAAACTGGAACCCGACCGATCGGCGAGGCGAATGCTCGTGATAAGTATTGGGGAATCGGAACCGGTGCTGATACTGCAAAGGCTAAGGATTCTAAGAAGTGGCCTGGAAAGAACGTACTCGGTAAGATGCTCATGGAGCTGCGTACCGAACTTAAAGAATGAATCTACAAAACTACGTAATGAAGTATCCGAATATCGTATTCTTCCGTCATGACCAGTATGCAGATATTGACAAGTATCTCAACGATAACGAAAAGTATCTTGAATGTACACTAAATTTTACATCTGATAAGAACTATCTTAACAATCTTTTTGATCCTAATTTCCATATTCTTGTTACCTACGGAGGCTCAACTGATTCCGAGTATGTCTATGAGGTCAATCAAATTGTTGCCAATCGCATGAGAATGAGGTGGATTCACTTTGAAAAAATTGAAGATATTCCTGCATTTAATCGGGGGGTCAATTTTTGTTATATTCACAATGTCTTGAAGCCCCATCGCGAGACCCGCCCTGTCTTCTCGGTATTCACAACCTGCTACAACTCATATGACAAGATCTACCGATGCTACAACAGTATCAAGGCACAGACGCTGAAGGACTGGGAGTGGGTTGTTCTTGATGATTCTCCTGACGACCGTCACTTTGAGTTCATGAAGAAGGTCGTCAAGGGTGATAAACGTGTTCGCCTCTACAAGCGGTCTGAGAACAGCGGGAATATTGGTAACGTCAAGAACGAGGTCGTTTCACTCTGCCGTGGATCATATGTTCTGGAGATGGATCATGATGATGAGATTGTTCCCGATTGTCTCGCGAATGCAACCACTGTATTCCAAGATCCCGAAGTCGGATTCGTCTACATGGATTTCGCAAATATCTATGAGAACGGAAACCTTCATTGGTACGGCGACTTTTTCGGTCTCGGCTATTCAGGCTACTATCGCCAGAAACACAACGGTAAGTGGGTCAATGTTGTCTCAACGCCGAACATCAACAACATCACCCTTAGTCACATCGTAGGCGTGCCTAATCACCCTCGCATGTGGAGGCGAAGCACTCTCAACGAACTGGGTAATTATTCTGAGTTCCTACCAATCTGCGATGATCTTGAACTGCTCCTCCGAACTGCAGTGAAGACAAAGATGGTTCGTATTCCGAAGATCGCATACATTCAGTACATGAACGATAACAACAATAACTTCTCTCTGATCAGGAATTCTGAGATCAACCGATTGACACCGTATTTCATTGTTCCTCAGGCCTATCAGGACTACGACATCCAAGACAAGATGAAGGAATTGGGTGCACATGAGAACGAAGAGTACATGTTCAACCGTTCACAGATTTGGAAGCGGGAGAACTATACACCCAAGTACTGTAACAAGCTTGTAAATCTTGATTACGACAAGCAGTATTGTATCTTGGGTGCGCGCGCACTGTGGGACCATATCGAGACTATTCGTAGACTCAGTATGGACAACAGGAATGACTTTATTGTTTTGGATAACACTGGGACAACAGACCATTTGTGTGCCCTACTTGATGGTCTTGGGTTTGATAAGTTCAAGTGCTATGTTATGACAGACTGTTCCGATGCAGATCTTCTGCGGTACTTCAACTTTATGTACAAGAGCACTGAGTCTGAAGTTATTTATGCTGCCGATAGTAGTCCTCATAAGACATTGTTGGAGCAGGTGGAGGAGCTCCCTCAGCAGGAAGAAACTTCTGGTACAACTTCTGACCAATCACAGCCGATGCCTGTTCAGGCGTAATCTCCCCGCGCTCAATCTTACGCTTCAAGGCCAGCATCTCAAAAAGTGTAGAATCAACGCGGTCCTCCGCATGCATCTGAAAAAGGGAGGGGTAATTGAAATATAGAACCCTGTTATCCTGCTGAAGCTTGGCTTCGTATGCTTGCTTGTTTGACTTCAGACTCGCCCACCGTTCCTTGCTCTTGTCCATTGTCCGCAGAAGAGCCTGAATCTGCGTCGCAGTAAGGTCATCATCAATAATTCCGCGCTCACCGGCTTCTACCTCCTCGGGTGTAAGTTCGCGAAGAGTATTTGGCATATTATATTCAACAAGTATTCACTTAAACGACCAGTGGACGCAGTTGCTCCACTAACAGTCCGCATTCATCATGGGTTGTCATACCGGTCAGAATGATCTGACCAGTACGAAAGACCTTTGCGATCCACTTAGTTTCCGGAAAGTAAATCTTGACAGCCGGATACACTGCTGGTTCATAGACAGTGTGAACTCCAGATGCGCGAAGCCTTGCGTAGAGAGCATCCCTAGAGAGATTAGATACATCTGCCAACTTCGTCTTGTAGTTCATGAGAACAACTCGTCGGTCATCCATGTTCCAGTCCCCTGAAACTACTGCATTAGGACAGTGGGTGACAATCTGATTACGAATCCGATTTGTAACATCTCGATCATACTTCTCGTCAAGAACACCTGTGATGTGGAACACACCGTTCTGAAAGATCTTGACGGTGATCTCCTTGCGAAGAAGAGTTCCGTCGCCATCGGACATCACAACCAGAGTGATTGAATTATGTCCAAACCCGGTCGTCCTCTTTGGAGGCGTTGTCTTGGTACGGCGCTTGATTAGGTCTCGCTTGGAAGAACCACGCTTCAGTACACCCTGCTTTTCAATCTTGATGAAGGTCTCGTCAAGTGGAAGAGTGTTGACAAGAATATTGGTGTCAAGGCGAACACCCGTCGTGTAGAGAACAACCATAGTAGTAAGAATAGGGGAGTCCATTGTAAGGTCAATCTACATAGACGTAATCGATCTCGTTTTTACAGGCATACGAAAATGACAATGGAAACGTTGAAACTGCGCTACATGAAAATACACGAATCACCTTTCGCAGAATCACCTCTTCTTGATTGGTCAACATCCACCCATCAAGATAGCCTAGCCAAATGGTCCCACCTTTTTGATGGTCGTAGATAGACGACAAAGAGCCGACTAGCTCATCAAGAGATAAACCTGATAAATCAAAACAATCCGCTGGTTTTGGGATTGGTTTGGTATATATAGTCAGCATTCTTAGTTGTAGTTAAGTTTGTTTAAGTAACGCGAACATTCGGCTCAATCGTGTGCTTCATGGTATTGACACTCTTCAAAGCCGCAGCCTGAGCTGTAGTTAACTTACAGTTACAACCATCTGCAAACAGAACCTTCTTACAGGTTGGGCAGCAGTTGGAGGCATATCCACGAGCATATGCGACACGCTGACGCTGGATCGCCCCAGCACCAGAGTCATCTGCCGCCAGCTTGTCGTTAAACTCGGGCAGAGTGGTAGTGCTCAGACAGAGATTGGTGATCTGCGACGCCTTGACGTTGGCAGGCTTGAGAGACTGTGCAACTGCCTGTCCAGCGGTGTACTCATTATAGTTTGCAGTATCCTGTACAGTGTGACCACCGCCATGAAGATAGCCTGATGCTCCGCGAGTAGACGGGGCATTCAACACAAGAGCACATGCCGTGTTAGCCACACGAGTCTCCAGATTTCCAGATGCAGCTACCCTCTTCACGACCTCCGTGTAATGGCTAGCCGTATACTTGGGACGAGTATCTGTGTAGGTTGTCAACTTCTGTTTGTAACGTCCAAGATATTCACTATAAGACATTTACTCTTACCTAAAAAGAAAAATAGAGCCGTACGTCGTAAATTATTCTTAAAAGAAATAGTTAACCGAACATAAATGTCCTATTCTCAACTTGGTCAAGATATAGCAGTGATGGATTTTTACAAGGATTTATCTACTGGGTATTTTGTCGACTTAGGGGCATATGATGGAAAGTTTCTTTCAAACAGCCTTTTACTTGAAGAGAATGGATGGAACGGAATTTGTGTTGAACCCCTAGAAAGTGCATATGAAAATCTTTGTAAAATTCGCAAGTGCTACAAGACTAACAAGGCAGTGTGGCATACCACTGGCTCTACGATGGAGTTCGCCGAACATGAGACATTGTCGGGATTCAGTGGATTTTCAGTACACAAAAATGATGGAAGTGATGTAAAAAAGATAATGTTAAAGACTATTTCATTAAATGACCTTCTGGATGAAGCAGGTGCACCTAAGTTTATAGAGTATCTTTCTATTGACACAGAGGGTTCAGAATACGATATTCTTTCAGCAGTTGACTACAGTAAGTATACATTTGGACTTATTGATGTTGAACACAACTATCAAGAAGACAATCGTCGTGCGATTCGTACACTATTGGAAAGTAATGGGTATGCATATCTTCGCGAGAACAAATGGGACGATTGTTACATTCACAAGACGCTAATGAAGTAATACATTTACTCTTACCTAAAAAGAAAAATGGAGGGAATGGTCCAACTTAGGATTCGAATCCCGGATGTTTTTAATTGTGCTGGTAGCACGTGTTCAGAAATTGTTAAATATCATAACGCTTTATGCGAAGATTGCCTAGACGCCTGGGTGCGTGAGAAAGTGGCGGCGACAGCACTCCCGCCTAAGCCCAAGTTCGTTCATGGCGCGACCCTCAGCGGTAACAGTGGTGGTCTTAGTAAGATACACAAGTTCGGCATTCTCGGGGCGTCCATCCTGCTTACGATATGTTGCTACCAACTTTAGAAACGTCTCCCACTTACCAGCGATCGGAAGATTACACGTGTAACAGCGAATGTGAATTGGGAAATCCATGCCGTCTTCTTATTTGAAGATCCGGTTTCCATTTTTCTTGTCTGCCCGAAGAACAATGAAAGTATCGATCCGTAACTGGACTATTGCCGTCCTAGCCCTTCTCGTTCTTGTTGGATTCGCCTATTTGATTGCTCCTACTACACCTCTTGCAGCCAAGATTGCGAGTGATGTGGCGAAGGTCAACTCTCGGTTTACCCCAGACGAGAGCATTGACGTGGCGATGGCGATGAAGATGGTGACTCATGAGCCTCCGCAGATGCTTAACCCTCCAGCCTCTCCACCACCTCTTTTACTTTACCCGCCGTCGGATGCGGATCTTGAGCGCCTCAGCGGCCCGTAGATCCGAATCCACCCTCACCGCGAGTATCAGGAGGAGCAGGAAGGTCCTCGGGCTTGGAGACGATGATAACCTTCTTCCAAGGCATCCAGTTGTGCTGGACAATCTGGAAGAGACGAGTACCCTGCTCAAGTTTGTAGTTTGCGATTCCATTTGGAACAATATCAACCACAGCAAGAACACCGCCTCGGTATCCCATGTCAACCAGACCAATGCTATTCGCCAGCCGAAATGGTGTCTTCACGATAGACGAACGAGGAATCAACATGCACGGAGCAGGAGCTCCATCCTCAGTGAAAGCCGCACACCTGATACCAAGACTGATTACATTAAAAGAGCTCAGCTTTGTACAATCAAAAATTTGGTCACCAAAAACCATGATATCGCACCCTGAGTCAGTGAGACGACGCTGAGAAATATGATTCTCCATCATGGTACGAAGCGTTTCGTTCTCAATGCAGAGGTAGAGGCTCATTTTTCTATATGAAGTTTGTTACCTTAAAATCACCACATTACCTCAAGTTCCTGGGCACTCCAAAACTCTGAGGTATTGTCAGGAAGACCACGGCGAATGACATACGGCAGCTTTCGCTGCTCAATTTCACGTTTCGCTACATTCCAGATGAACATTGGGTCAGACGTATTGAGTCCCTTCAGCTCAACCAGCGGCTTGGCACCTTCTGCGATCTGCTGAGCACGTGCGGCCACAAGTGTAGTGTATTCATACTTTGTGAAATAGGGCTGAGTGATCCGCTCCTCCTTGATACGATCGATAACCTCTCCGCGAAACACAGGCTTAACTTCAGGGTGGAGATCGGACATACTTACTCTTGGGTTGGCTTTTTTTGGTTCCGTTTTAACAAATGCCGGTGTTACGGACGTCTGCTTCTGATTATACAAGTTTTGTCAAGAGTGCTTCTCTTCTCTCCACAAACGGAAAGGTTGTCAAGACTACCGTTACGGATGTTAACGTTTCGATTGCTGGAATTGTAGCGAAAGCTTCAAAGTCTGCTGCTGCTTCTGCTCCCAGGACGTCTATCCTTGTTGCCCCGAGAATTACAAGCCGCCCAACTCATAAAGGCGATTAAAAATCTGATGTGTAAACAATGCCTAACATAAGCGCTTCTGACTACACTACATTTGTAAAGCTTCAGGCTGCGTCTCTCGCCTATCAGAACGGGAGGGTCCCTGTTCCGATTCAGAGGGTGCACCAGCCTGTTCCGACCCAGTCGATTTTGAATGCCCAGCTTCTCGCGAGCCAGGCAGCTGCACTGGTTACACCTAGGAATGCAGTTGTTGTTCCAGTTAACGGTGTGATGCAGCGTGTCCGCCCTTACGCCGGAAAGGGAAATGTCAATAACCCGGATGCTCTTTCTACCGTTTCTCGCTCTACTGTTGGATCTTCCAAGTTTCAGCAGGCTGGGGGTCTCCCTCTGACTGGAGCCACTGGAAGTGGAGCCTATGACCCACCCAAGCATTTGGCTCGCGTGGATACCAAGGCAACTGGAGCTTACAAGGCTCCTGGAACTCGTCAGTTCTTTTAAGGACCCCTAGCTAACTGCTTCCACGTAGCATCGCATACAGCACACTGATACATCCAAGCAACATTACGCGCATCAAGCTTGATGCCGACAATGTTTGATTCCTTCCCCTTGGTGGGACATGTCACGTTGGCACACTTCATTGTGGTAAACCTAGGAAGAGTAGGCTCATGCTTGATGAATGGGTTGATTGAGTACTGAATTGATGTGTCCTGTTGGAGGTCGTGTTCGTAGACGACAGGATTCTCCTTAGTAATTTCCTCTTCGCCATCGCAGCCAGGTGACCTACATTTGCGGTAGGCATGACCCTCCCGCTCCTCAATATTATACATCATATTGTCACACTTTACACAGAACTTCATTGTGCTCTTATTCTAGAATGGTCTAAATGTTTCCGTTTTTTTATGCGTTAAAAATGGAACCATCGCCGTAAAGTTGTCTCACCCTAGTATCACAGGATGTCCACTTCCAAGCTCATTCAATTTCTGAATGGGACGGGGAATGATAAGGATTCAGATAAGGACCGTTTCGGAAGAAAAGCCGAATCTAAGTCCGGAAAAGACACGCATAACTCCATGGGAGTCCCAATTGGCGGGGCTAGCAGCTGGGAGATTGCGGAGACTGATATTGACCGATTCAATGCACTCTATTGTGATCATATTCGTAACCATGGTCCTCTTCACATGACGGAGAAGAGTACTCGTGTTGGCGCGGTGCGAATTGATCTTGATTTCAAATATGCTGGAAGACACCAAGAGCACCACCACACGCAGGAACAGGTAATCACATTTGTTAAGGAAGTCGCTGGAGAGTTGAAGCGGTTCTTGGTTATCAAAGAGAATGTTGAGATTTTCGTGAGTGAGAAGGATGAGCCAACCTATTACCCTGCTACAGCCTCCAAGCCCGATTATTCCAAGTCCGGTCTTCACTTGGTGATTCCGAGTCTGAAGACAACTCGCTACGTCGAGGAGGCAGTTCGCCGGAACCTTCTGAAGCGCATGGACGAGTTCTTCCCTGGTCTTCCGCTCTGCGACAAGTGGGAGAAGGTTTACGACCCGTCTCCTTTGACTCATACGAACAACTGGACTCTGCTTGGTTCGAAGAAGAAGGAAGGTATGCCGTATCAGATCAAGTACATCCTTGACTGGGACCCCGAGGATAACGAGATTTCAGTTGACAATGACGTTCCGATGCAGGTGACTCCAGAGCTTCTGAAGAAGATGACGGTTCGTTCCCCCGATTATGCTGAGACTGATATGACTGATCAGGCCAAGGATCTCTTCACAAAGCAGGTGGAGAACGAGAAGATTCGTGCTTCGATTGGCGTTCAGCAGCGTGGGCGTGCCGCTACACGCGAGGAAACAGGAAAGGCATCACGAGCATCTACTCCCGAGCGAAATGCATACCGCCAGCCACTCAGCGAGGAGATGGAGAGATATTACCGCCGCCACGTCATGAACTTGGCGGAGTTTAGGTATACTTCATACGACGACTGGGTCAAGGTCGGTATCTGCCTGAAGAACATTCATCCAGATTCTCTGGAGACCGTCTTCTACGACTTCAGCTCACAGTATGACGGGTACAATCCTCGCGAGGCTCAGTCTAAGTGGAACAGCTTCCAGTTTCGCACAGACGGCCCGATCCTCTCCGAGCGCAGTCTTCGTCAGTGGTCTCGCATGGACAACGCGCTCGAGTATGAGAAGATTGAGTCAGACAACCTCGAGGAGTTGGTTGAAGAGGCCTCTAGGACCATGACGGAGCACGACATGGCTCGGGTTGTCTTTGCGATGTTCCGCGATGAGTTCAAGTGCTCAGACTATGGTCAGAATGAGTGGTACCGATTTGTCGGCCACGTGTGGCGACTGACGAAGAAGGGTGTTGGACTTCTCGCCAAGCTTTCGATGGAAGTATGGAGGGAGTTCGTCAAGAAAGAGAATGAGATGGGAAGGCTGAAGGAGACGATGGATCCCTGCAGCTGCGGTGGAAAGAAGAAGGGTGAAGAACCCACCGAGCCTTGTGAGATGTGTAAGGTTGAGAAGCGGAAGGCCCGTTACATGGAGGTTCAGAAGAAGCTGAAGACCACTGCCTTCAAGGAGAACGTAATGAAGGAGTGCAGGCTCATCTTCTTGGACGAGGATCTTGCAGTCAAGCTTGATACAAACAAGAACCTGATCGCGTTCAACAATGGAGTATTTGACACTCTGAACATGGAGTTCCGCGATGGAAAGTCAGATGATTATCTGAGCTTTACGACCGGTCACGACTATCACAAGACCAAGAAGTATACCGAGTACACGTGTTGGCCCGAGCTATGGAAGTTCTTGAGTAGCATTCTGCCTGACCCAGTTGTTCTGACTTACTTCATGGCTCACTTGGCTACCTGCATGGTTGGAGGCAATCCAGCACAGAAGTTCCACATCATGACCGGTTCTGGTTCTAACGGAAAGTCGATGTTGGTCATTTTGATGGCGAACTGCATGGGAACCTACGGTTGTAAGGCATCGATTACTCTGATTACTCAGGACCGCGGTAAGGCTGGTGTAGCTTCACCAGAGCTCGTGCGTATGAAGGGAAAGCGGTTCGTGACAATGCAGGAGCCCGAGGAGGGAGCCAACATCAAGACGGGTCTCATGAAGGAGCTGTCTTCTTGTGAGAAGATCACTGCTCGCGATCTGTTCGCCGGGTCGAAGGATATGATTGATATTGAGATTCAGGCCAAGTATCACGTTTCGTGTAATAACAAGCCCAAAGTTGACACGCAGGATGGAGGCACATGGCGCCGTCTGCTGGTGATTGACTTTCCGAACAAGTTCGTCCCGAATCCGAAGGCAGCAAACGAGCTGCAAGACGACAAGACAATTCAGATGAAGGTGGAGAGTGAGGAGTGGGCAGAGTGCATGCTCAACTATCTCGTGACAATCTTCGTGGAGGGCCATGGGTTCCGCAAGATTGACGTTCCGGAGAAGGTGATGATAAGTACCAGCGAGTACAAGGACGAGACAGACGTGATCGGCCGTTTCATCCGTGAGTTTATTCACCCGCTTGAGGAGGGTGTTGAGCCAACAGCTGTTACTACTGGCGAGATTAACAGGCAGTTTGGTGAGTGGAAGCGCGAGAATCAGCTGTATCACGGGTCAACCGCTGATCTCAAGAAGAGGATTGAGGCGACGTATGGCGCACATCCTAGGACCGGCTGGACTTCTTTCCGGTTCGGCGGCGCTTAGACTTTGAACCACGGCGGGTCTTGTGACGACGGGCACCTGTAGTAGGAGGGGGTAACGAATCAACAACAGGGGGAGACGCGACAGACGACGAGAACGGATTAGTCCATGTTCTAGGATCAAGCCAAGCCATTTATAATTTCGCTGTATTTTTTAATGCCAGGCAAGATCAATGTCATTTTAGACATTGATAACACAATTGTTGAAAAAACTCACACTAGAGATGGGAAATGGGCTGCCCTTCCCGAAGAGGAACGCGCAAAGTATACCTATGTGGATGAGTTTGTTTTACGCCCTCATTTCAAGACATTTTTCCAAGAACTCTCAAAATTAGCCAAGTCGATCAATCTTTGGACATGGTCAGATGACCGATATGCAAAGACAGTGAAACGTATGATTGAAGCCCAAACAGGAGTCAGGGTTGGACATGTATGGTCTGAGAATCATGCCCAGGAAGCCGAAGATGAATTCAATGGTGGAAAGGATTTGAACTACATCTGGAAGAACCAAGGTGTATTCCAACCTTGCGACACTGTTCTCATTGATGATCTTCCCGGTAATGTTGAAAGTAAATGGAATTATCAGAATGGTATTCGTGTGAAACCATTCGCATTGTGGGGACGAGTCAAGCACTCACAACCCTATGGACCCTACCAAGACCTTTCGAAGGACGAAATACTCTTGGAAGTGATAGCTGCATTGAAAAAGTTAGATGCGAGTAGTGATTTTTGTCGTGAAGGCCAAGAATGGGACGGTGGCCCATTCAAGGACAGTGCCTTACAGATTGGTCTAGGACGTAAGCGTACACGGAAGCGCAAACTTACTCGGGGCGCTTGGCGCCGATACGCGACAGCACGTACTGGCGGAGGAGGCCGATGGTGAACACGACCAGCACGAACGAGACCACCAGGTTCACGAAGGCGACCAGAACCTCACCGATCTTGAGCGTGATGCCCCCGACCGTCACGGAGAAGGATCCAACACCCTTTCCAGCCGCCGCGGCCGGGGCGAGGAGCGGGGTGATGATGTCCTCAGACAGCGATTTGAAGAACTCTCCAACGACACCTCCGAGGTAAAACGACGCAGTCAGGATGATGATATCACGGGTATCGAGCATTTTTATTATGAATGGTATACTTTATTTCATCAATACAATGGACACTCGCTTCTGGGGACCCAGTGCGTGGCAATTATTTCACCTAGTCGCGTTCAAATCGGGACATCCAGACGATGTATTGAATCAGATGAAAGATGTCCTACCTTGTAAGTTCTGCAGGGAGTCTACTACAGAGTTTGTCAAGAAACACCCTCTGCGAGGCGATCCTGGAAAGTGGCTCTACGACATCCATAACATGGTCAACCATAAACTCAGAAGTCAATGTAAAAATGACCCTGCTGTTATCAATCCAGGACCTGACCCCTCATTTGAATCAGTCAAAAAGACCTACATGGAACTGAAACCAACTGCTATCCCTGGCGGTGACTTCTTAGGATCTATTGCTGCGAACTATCCTGATAACCCCGAACCGGAACAGATGGCGACTCAGCGGACATTCCTTCATGCCCTTCACCATGCATACCCATTTCCAGAACTTCAGAAGGTCTATGCCAAATACATAAACGAGAACGAACCAGAGCTATCGTCAAAGAAAGCGTATATGAAATGGATGTATGGACTTTTGCGTGAACTTGCTAAACAGACCAAGTCACCATTACCAAGTTTTAAGGGATATGCTCATCATGTTGCGTATTACAGGAGCGGATGCTCCAAGAAGACGTACCATGGAAAAACGTGCCGTAAGACGGCCGGTGGTCGGACAAAAGATAGGGACCACAGAAAGACGTTTAGGGTAACTCACACTAGATTACTTTGATTTTTTAGGTTGATTTGCAGCCATAAGACGAGCATGTCTGGCAGAATAGACATCTGCCTTCTTTTCCTTAGCTGTCTTCTTTGACTCACGACGAGTTTTGGGCGGATCCATGAGAGCTACTTGTTAGCCTTGATAGATTCCGTTTTAATACATGTTTCCACCGCGGCGGCTCTTGCGACCACGGCGCGTGCGGCGCTTGCCACCAACAGCCGCGGCACTCGGGAGAGCGGTATTACTAGGCTCGTTGGCGGCGGCGACCTCACCACCGCCCTTGTAGGTCTTCTTCGCCATCTTGAGGACCTGGCCGAACTTCATTCCCTGGTGCGACTTCATCGTCTTCTTCACGTGAGCGAGCCACTTATTTGCCATTTTGTTTACTCAACAAGAA